TATATATGATTGAATTGATTTGTTTATTCAAATTTAAAAGATTAAGGTAGGTTTCCCCACCCTACTTTCAATTATTCAATTATCAACTATATTTCATAGGTGATTATCTTAGACTCTGGGTTAGTTCCTCATAGTTTCGACAATACAACTAAGAATAACACTACACAGGAAGTGCAGCCGGAAAACTGCACAAACCACGATGGGGGTCAACCCATCATGTCTGGAGTGTTAGAGTTGGATATTGAATCCTTTGAGTCAGCATTATTAAAAGATGCTTACTTCTTAGGTGAAAATAAACTAGATCGAGTGCTTATGAGCCTTCTTCATCGTTTAGACGATAAAGAGTCCTCTTTTGAGGATAGAGATGGACTTTCTTTCTTAATTGATAAGAAGAACTTCTCTAAAAAGGTTCGTTTGCACGCTAACAAGTCTGTCGGATACCGTTTAAAGGTCGAAAAGTTAAAACAAGGGAATAAATTTTCTTATTTAGCTTTTTCTACCCGTTATGGAATTCCGATGGACACTATCCTGGGGAAGTACCCGCTCGTCTTTAGGGACGGGCGAACACTTTTCCATTCACTAAAAATTTCAAATGCATTGTTTCTTACTATGAAGATGTTTCGACTTGGTAAGATTAGGTCTTTGCAACGTCATAGAGGGCGACAAATCTTCCTTCGGGAAGGTAATCTGTTTTCTTCTATTTTCGTTCATATCTATTCAAAGTTCCGTAAAAAGGCTTTGAATGAAAAAGATCTAATAAAATGCATGAAGAATTCTCTCTGTCTCATGGTAAGTAAAGCAATGAACCAAACCGAGTTACCCGAAGGAGATTCGATTGAGTTATTCCCTGTAGAAATATGGGGCAAGATAAAATCAAGTCTTTCTAAGGAAGAACTAGTTCGTTTTTGCTTTAATTGCCTACAGTCCAAAGTGCTATGTCAACAGGTGCCAGAGTCTTTTATTCTGGATGCCATTATTAAACATAAAAACCAATTGAGCAGTCCACACCGTGGGCTCTCAGATGAGACCATTCAAAAGCTTAAAGCTAAAGGAAGGGAGTTTGGAAAACATGTCGCTAAGTATTACAAAGCGAATCATGGATTCTTTCCCCCTAAAGAGGCTTCTTTTGCTTTCCCTCGTAAAAAAGGTGGAGTAAAAGGGGACCTTGTCTTTAACAATCGTCTTGAAGATCTTCCATCAAAAGAGGATCCGGATGATAGAATGGAACCATTGGTAATTGGGCTATTTGGACAGCCAGGTCAAGGTAAGAGTACGCGCATTAATCAAATCGTTAGTGAGCTTTCTTGCCTTTTTCCTGGTGTAGACAGAAAATCTTTGATTTATCAAAGAACTTGTCACGTAGAACATTGGGATGGATATAGTGGACAACCAATAGTCATTTTTGATGATTTGGGTCAATCCATGGATGGTCATGATATTAAGGAGTTTCAAACCCTTGTTTCATGTAATCCTTATGTCCTTCCAATGGCTGAACTTGATGAAAAGGGACAAAAATTTTGTTCTCCGATCATCATCTGTACATCCAATTTAAATTTTGGATCGTCAATTCGTTCAGTTTATGCACCTCAAAATCCGATAATTGATGACGCCTCTTTTTGGAGGAGGTTTCATTTTCCAATTTTGGTTGAACTCAACAAAACTTATTGTTTGAAGAAACCACCGAATTGGTTACGTTGTGAGAACATTGTTTTCAAGAACGAGCAACCTGTACGTGAACG